ATGGACTATACGTGGCACGTTCTTAGGATGGCACGTTTACGGACGAATTTGGTATCTCCGACCATGGGGAACCAATAGTGGAAGTTATATAACATCACTTTTCAATTCATTTGTCAATTGGTGGTTACATAAGCAGGCGTTTATGGCGCTTTACCCTTCGGGACAATTTAGGGAAGTGCCATGCTCATTTACAGGAGATGACTCCGTAGTCGGAGTGGCCCCAAAATACGAAGCGTATGATATGAGTTATCTAGCCAAGTATTTTAAGGACACGTTCGGAATGACGTATACTTCATGTTTTAAGGATGATAGAAGAAGTTTAGAGATTAGAGAGATACAGTACTTGAAACGACGATTCGTGGACGGTGAGATTGGCATAATGGCTCCTCTTGAAGAGAGGAGCATGTATGACATGGTCGCTTGGGTATCAAAGGACCCTAACCACGATATTATACAATCTATCCTAGATTCCCTCCTTCTAGAGGGATTCCATTACGGAGAAGAAAAGTATAACCAGCTTTATAGATGGGCCGCAAAACAGCAATTATTAGGCGGCAACTTTAAGTTGATGACCTACGAAGACATGCGAATCATGCGTAGGGCCGATTACGTGTAATCGGTGTTCACCCTCCTGGGAATGAGGCTAAACTTCCCCGAGATTGGACCCCCTTGTCTGGGGTCTACGGGTCGGGACCCGTTAACAGAAATCCCCCTGACGTATGACAGGATCGACCTCTTAATTGAGTTTGATAATCTTACACACGGCCACGTTTCGATTCCGGACGTCTGCCACTTTAAATGGAATCACCGAAACAACAAGACAAGCAACAGAAACAGTACAGTCAGATGCCCCTCAGGAGCTGACGGAGATGAGTGAAACAACACTCTATCAAACACCTACGCTATCATTTGGCGAGGTTGGGCAAACGCATTCAACTGAGACCGAGGGGTCTGCAGTGTCGGCGAAAGGAGTAGGAGAATTTGAAGATACAAAACTTCTAGAAAGGATGATACTTGTAGCGACAGTTAACTGGACGTCAAGTTCAGCAGGAATATTAACAAACAAGAATCTACTTTCTATTCTCACAACAGCAGCGAGAAACGCGGCGGTTTTGAACCAGTTCACGTTCATGCGTTGTGGGGTAGAGGTTACTATAAGGATAAACGCCACTCAGTTCTATTACGGTGCTTTAATGGCTACGTTGTTCCCCCTTGGAACAACTGGAAACCGATTAGATGAGAGAGCGGTGTTAGACCCAACAGTAATATCAGCGAATTGTGCCAATTCCGTGATTAAAACATGGAAGTATATGTTCCCAGAAGGATGGTTGAATATCGCGGATGTTCAGTCGGACAGTACCCAGTCGGTTTGGCTTTATTTGGATGTGATCGCTCCGCTAACTGTGGCTTCGGCCTCGGCAGCGGAAACGGTTTCAGTTCAAATATGGGCTAGACTAATTGATGTGGTGTTAAGTTACCCAACTGGGACCTTGACTTTGAAAGATAAGCCAAGGTCTAGATTTAGAGGAACAGAGATGATGAGTAAGAAGAGAACACCACCAAAGGGGTCGTGCGATGAAAATATAACGCGACCAACAGGAAAGGATAAGGAGAAGGAAGAGCATGTTACAGAAGCTCAGTC